CGAGTGCTTCACACTCCTGTTACAGATGTTGAACAACTCAAGTTTGATATCATGCAGCAACTGTCAACCATCGAGCGTGGAGATCACCTCATTATCGTCATTGATTCGATAGGAAATCTCGCTTCCAAGAAAGAAGTAGAGGATGCATTGGACCAGAAAGCAGTTGCTGATATGAGTCGTGCAAAGCAGATGAAGAGTTTGTTCCGTATGGTTACACCTCATTTGTCCATGAAAGATATTCCACTTGTTGTAGTGAATCATACATATAAAGAGATTGGTCTTTATCCTAAAGACATCGTTGGTGGTGGTACTGGTTCTTACTACTCAGCGGACAACATCTTTATTCTTGGTCGTCAGCAAGAGAAAGATGGAACTGAATTAACAGGTTACAATTTTATTATTAATGTTGAGAAGAGTCGTTATGTTAAAGAAAAATCTAAGATACCTGTTAGCGTATCTTTTGATGGTGGTCTTAGTAAGTGGAGCGGTTTGCTTGATATTGCTCTTGAGTCCAAACATGTGGTCAAACCATCCAATGGTTGGTATTCCAAATGTGATCCAGTTACAGGAGAAGTAGAAGAAAAGAAATATCGTTTGAAAGATACTGACACTAAAGAGTTCTGGTTACCACTTCTTACAGATAAAACATTTTATGACTATGTCAAGAACAAATATTCAATGGGTCAGGGTGATATGATTAGGGCAGATGAGTTGGATAAAGCACTTGAGGAATTGGAATTCGATGAAGAGTAATTTACCCATAATTGTTACAGAAAACAAACACAATGGACTCCAAGCAATTAAATTGACAGAAGGTGCATTTGAGGGTATAATTTATACCTATGGGAAAGTTAGTATTGATGCAGATGAAGAGAATGATAAGATTCATCTAAAATTTGAATATGAAATTCTTGATTATGCGGATAAAGGGTTGACAGACATGAAACCTTTTGAAGCATACATAGGTAAGATACTTGAAGGATTAATCCACGAGGGTGTCGAAGAAAATAATTTAACATACACAGGCGGAGTTGATGAGAATAGAACAGAAGATTCTAAGCAATCTGATACATGATGAGCATTATTGTCGTAAGGTAATTCCGTTTTTAAAGAAAGAGTATTTCACAGATCGTAAAGAAGCAATCCTTACAAGTGAGATTGTTTCCTTCTTCACAAAATACAACAAACCTGCAACAAAAGAAATTCTATCTATTGAAGTTGGAAATAGAAAAGATCTTAATGACAAAGAGTTAGTTGAACTTGCCGATTATATCGGTAGTTTGAATCATGAGCCAGTTAATGAAGACTGGATGCTAGAAAACACTGAGAAGTTTTGTAAAGATAGAGCGGTTTATAATGCGATCCTTAATTCAATTAGTATCATCGATGGGCGAGACAAAATTCATACTAAAGATGCGATACCTAGCATCCTTAGCGATGCACTCGCTGTTTCTTTTGATAATCACATCGGTCATGACTATCTGGATGACCACCTTTCGAGGTTTGATTTTTATCACAGGGTTGAAGAGAAAATTCCTTTCGACCTTGACATGTTCAACAAAATCACCAAAGGTGGACTCTCAAAGAAAACCTTAAACATCGCACTTGCTGGCACTGGTGTTGGTAAGTCATTGTTCATGTGTCACATGAGTGCTGGTTGTTTGACACAAGGTAAAAATGTTTTATACATAACTATGGAAATGGCAGAAGAAAGAATCGCTGAGAGGATTGATGCGAATCTCTTGAACCTTACCATGGATGAATTGAAAGTTATTGATAAGGATATCTTTGAATCTCGTATCGCAAAGATTACAAGTAAGACTAAAGGTAAACTAATTGTCAAAGAATATCCAACTGCAAGTGCTCACTCTGGGCACTTTCGTGCATTGCTGGAAGAATTAAAACTGAAACGAGACTTTAGACCTGATATAATCTTCATTGATTATCTTAACATCTGTGCGAGTCAGCGAATGAAGCAAGGTGGAAGTATTAACTCTTATACATATATTAAGGCAATCGCAGAAGAGTTGAGAGGTTTGGCAGTAGAGTATAATGTGCCAATCGTTTCAGCAACTCAAACAACTCGTTCTGGGTATACAAATTCAGATCCAGGACTAGAAGATACGAGTGAATCATTTGGTTTGCCAGCGACCGCTGACTTCATGTTTGCTTTGGTCAGCAATGAAGAATTAGAAGCGTTAAATCAAATCCTTGTAAAACAATTAAAGAATCGTTACAACGATCCTAGTTTTTACAAACGATTTGTGATTGGAATTGATAGAGCAAAGATGAAATTGTATGACACAGAAGCATCTGCTCAAGTTAATATAAGTGAATCTGGTCAAGATGATGAGCCAGTGTTTGATAAGAGTAGTTTTGGTCGCAGACAAAAAGCAGAATCATTCGAGGGATTTAAGTTTTAGGAGAAAGATATGGTAAAAGTTATTGTAGCAAAACAGAAACATGATATGACTCATATGTTGGGACAGTTCCCTGATGAGTCGCATTATGATCATCTTATCGAGGAAGATACAGATGTATACATGCCAGAGATTCCAGGACATCCAGAGATGACATTCTCTGAAGAGAGGATTGTTCTGAAGTTTCGTAAGAATTATTTTACAAAAGAACAACAAGACCAAGCATACATTGGACTTCGTGAAGCTGCAACTGAGACGCAGAATCGTGGACTTGCAGCTGGACCAAGAGCAGAGAAGTTAGGTAATCGTGAATGGGTCACTGAGTATGAATATGACATCGTTGATTACTTCAGTAATCCTAAAGCCAATCTATTTGGTGAAGATCCAATTGAAGCAATTCGTCAGGCACATAAGAACAAGAAGCCATCTCCGTCTAATCGTAATAATGTTTGGGGTATTTCTACTGTAAAGAAAGACAACTTCGTCTTTGAAGACTGGGTTGAAGCAACAAGAAAACTTTCTGAGAATGAAATGCGTGCAGAAGCAAAACGAGTTGCTGAGAAATATATCTGTGCAACAACCTATGCCAATGGTGTGTTCTCTGGTATTGCTGGATGGTTCGATCGTTATCCTCGCATTCCTTATGGTCGTGCAACATCTTATACTGCGAATCATCCAGACAAGTTTGCCATGGCATATCCATTCCTACAAAGTCTTGCTAAAGGATTTAAAGATCTGTTGCCATGGAGATATGGTAATCAAATGGAAGCAGCAAATAAAATGGATCCTCGTTTCTTAGTTCCAGAAACTCCATTTACTACTGTCACTGTGAATAGATCTTTTAGAACTGCATGTCACTTTGATGCAGGTGACCTAACTTCTGGTCTATCAAATCTACTGACATTATCAAACAATGGTAATTATCGTGGTTGCCATCTTGTTGCACCAGAGTATCGTGTCGCAGTAAATCCAAGACCTGGAGATCTACTTTTGATTAACAATCATGAAGTAATGCATGGTAATACTCAGATTGAATTGCTTGATGATGTGGCAGAGAGAATTTCATTGGTTGTGTACTTCCGTGAGAAGATGCTTGAGTTAGGATCTAAAGAGTATGAAGATTGTCGTTTTGACTTTGTTGAATCTCGCAGACTTAATAAAGAACATCCAGAACAACGACCATTGTGGAATGGTGTATCACCATCAATGTGGGATTCTAAAGAATGGTTTGATTATCTAGAATCAAAACTAGGTACAGAAGTATTGAACAAGTATCATCCACCAAAGACTACAACTGTTAATGCACTCGAGGAGTTCTTCGGATAATGTGTGCCGTAATTGGAACAATCATCCAGAATCCTTCAACAAAGGATTTTGAAAATCTACTTCGTGTATTCCATGAGTCTAAGATTCGTGGAATGCATGCTACAGGAATCTCTTATGTTAAACATGGTAAAATCCATACTGAGAAACACCCAGTGCCAGCTAATAATTTTCCTTTTGATTTGCCAGCGTATGTCAATGAAGATGGAAATCTATACCTTATTGGGCACTGCCGTTATAGCACTAGCGATCTTGAGTATAATCAGCCAATTGCTAATGATAATCTCTCAGTAGTTCACAATGGTGTTATTACTCAAGAACTACCAGAGAAATGGAAAGAGTTGTATGGTTATGATTGTGAAACTAAAAACGATACAGAACTAATCCTACACACAGCAGAAGATTGCATCTCTCCGTTAGTTCGCTGGAAAGATTCTAGTCTTGCAGTTTGCGAGTTGCATGTTGATAAAGTTATTCGTGCATATCGCAATGGTAAGCGTCCATTATATTTGACAACTTTCAACAATGGATGTATAATTACCTCTACTGAAAATATTCCTGCA